TTATGAGAACAATGTTCACTACCCTGAACTTAAGAAAATCTTTGACCAATATGGTTATGGTTTTTTATTCCCTGAGATGAAAACTATTATTGTTGATGGTGAAATGTTTGGTGATGGTAAGTTATCTGATGATGATTTAAAGTTTATTGAAGCTCATGAGATTGCCCATGTAAAGTTTGGACACAACGGACCAAGAACTCAAAAAGAAGAGTTGGAAGCTGATTTGGGAGCTTATGTTATGTTAAAGACAAAAGGATATGAGAAATCCGTCTCAAGGTTATTGGAAGAGTTTGAATACAGACATGGAATTGAATTCGATGAAAAGTTGTTGGATATGATACGTTCAACTTTCGCCTTCTGAGATTAATGATATTTATAATAAAAGGGTGTAATGAAACAAATTATTATTAATGAGGACCAACTTGACAGATTGAAGAAGATGCTCAAGGAAAACAACGAACAAGGTTCATACATGGCTAAACAACAACTCTTCACCATCGCCACTTTGGCCTATAAGATGTGGGAGATGATGGAGGACGGAGAACAACTCGAAGACTGGCAAGAAAGTAAAATTGCTCAGGCTGAAATGGGTATTGTTTCAGTTGTTAAGTCTTACATGTACGACGAGGTTAAGGATAAGGTAACAGGAACTGACCAACTTGATTTTAGCGAATTAGTTATCGGTCAGTAAATCTAATTGATTATTGAAAACCTTCTTCTTATTATTAGGGAGAAGGTTTTTTAATGCCTTGAAAAATATGAATACTATAATCTTTAACACCAAACAACACACCCTAACCCTTGAATTGGTAAGTGGTACCAAAAAGTCTTACAAAGATGTAATGACTGTTAAATTAATTGATGGAATCTATGAGATATTCCAAAAACAAAGAGACGGTTTAAATGCTCCGATAATTAGAATTCCTTCAAATAATACTATTGTATTCTACGAACATGAATAATTTAGATAAATCATATCAATCACTCCTACAAGACATTATAGATAATGGAGTGGAAAAAAAGGACAGGACAGGTACTGGAACAATTTCTGTATTTGGAAGACAAATTCGCCACAAAATGAGTGATGGATTCCCATTACTTACAACCAAGAAAATGGCTTGGAAAACTATGGTGACTGAGCTGTTGTGGTTCCTTCGTGGTGATACAAACATTAAGTTCCTTATTGATAATGGTTGTCATATTTGGGATGGTGATGCGTATAAGAATTACATAAACAAACTTATTTTTAATGAAAAAGATTGTCATGTTGATGATTTAATAAACCAACCGAATAAGACGTTTGTTCCATATTCACAAGAAGAATTCATCAACAAAATCAAAACAGATGACGAGTTTGCTAAGAAGTGGGGTGAGTTAGGTCCAATTTATGGTAAGCAATGGAGAAGTTGGACTAAAAAGAAAATGTATTTATCAACAGATGGTTCATATGAAAATATCTATGATGAGGCAGACCAAATGGTTATTGACCAAATATCAATCTTAATCAACGACCTTAAAACAAATCCTGACTCAAGGAGAATGATGGTTAACGCTTGGAATGTAGGTGAATTAGACCAAATGGTTCTTCCACCCTGTCATTATGGATTTCAAGTTTATACAAGAGAGTTGAGTGATGAGGAAAGACTTAATTGGATGAAGAACAATAAATCCAATGTAGTTTTACCAATGAGAGACTTTAATGTTGAATTTAGTATGGATGAATGGTTTAGACCCTATGGTGTACCTAAACGAGCAATCTCTTTAATGTTTAATATGAGGTCAAATGATGTCCCATTGGGTTTGCCATTTAATATTGCATCATACGCGCTTCTTTTAGAGATTATTGGTAAAATTGTAAATATGGTTCCAGATGAATTAATTGGTAATTTAGGTGATTGCCACATATACCTCAATCAAATTGAAGGTGTTAAGGAACAAATTGGTAGACCTTATACGCCAGAAGAAAGACATGAATTGTTAAAAACCGCCATGGGAAATTTTTACCAAACAGCAGTTGATGAACAAGTTCCTTTTGGTGGTGGATTGAGTGAATACTATGAATCATACAAAATACCATACCACTCGAGAGAACCTTTCGAATTACCAAAATTAAAATTACCAAAAACTGACGCATTTTGGAAAGGATTTGATGTTAGTTTGTTTGGTCATTTAGAACCATCGGATTTTAAGATTGATGGATACAAAAGTCACTCATCAATAAAAATGCCACTTTCAAATTAACTTTTCTTAAAATTACAGATATTTATATTAAAGGGTAAACCTTAAAGTAAATCAATATGAAGAAGTTTTTAGTGTATGAAATCAAAAACAATATAAACGGTAAATCTTATATCGGACAATATAGTGGATTATTATTTGATAAATATTTTGGGAGTGGAAAGTTGATTAAGTTGGCAATAAAAAAATACGGATTAGAAAATTTCTCTAAAACTATTTTAGAAGAGTGTTCTAATAAAGACGAGTTGAATGAAAAAGAAATTTTTTGGATTAATAAACTCAAAACAATTGAAAACGGTTATAATTTAACAGAAGGTGGTACAGGTGGAGACCTATCTGAATTTATTAAGTATGATGAGAATTGGGTTGAAAACCAAAGACGCTCAACAAAAAAGTATTGGGACAATATAAGTGATGATGAAAGAAAAATAAGAAGTGAAAATGTGTCTGGTGAGAAAAATGGAATGCATGGTAAAGACGGATTTTGGAAGGGTAAAAAAATGCATAAAGAAATAGTTAAAAAGCAATTAGATAATAGAAGAAGTTATAATAAAGAACAGAACCCAAATTGGAAAGGGGGTTTAACTTACATCTATTGTGAATGTGGTAAAAGAATAGGTTACGGTCACACTCATTGTAACAAATGTAGACCTAGAACTGAAAATAATAACCCATTTTTTGGTAAACAACATTCGGAAGAAACTAAAAAAATATTAAGTGAGAAAAGAAAAGGTAAAAAACCAACTAATATGACACAAGTCCAAATTGATGATATTGTTTATGAGAGTTTGGCGGAAGCCTCAAGACAAACAGGTATTCTATCATCAACCATTTTATGGAGATTAAAATCCAAAAATTCAAAATACGAAAACTATAAATCACACCCATCAATTAAAGCACCATTAAGTAATTAAATTATGAAATTAAACTCAAATATTCCGTCTTTTAAAGGACTTGTTAAAAAATCTTATTTTACTAAAAACATTGAAGACGATAAAGAGTTTTATAACGTTTATGTTTTTGGTATTCAATCTTGTGGTGGTCAAATACTTACCTTTCACGTTATGACAGATAATGGTATGTTAAGAAGTAGGGTACCGTTATCCGAAATCTATACTAAAATCCCAACAAATGATATCCCCTTCAATTTTAAACAATTGTGGGATTGTTTCAGTGAAAACGTTTCTGTAATTGAATATGATTTTTTAGCGTTTCACAGAGCACAGATTGTTTTAAGAGACGGAACAAAAGTTTGGGGTACATATATGTTTACAGTTGATTGGTATAGTAATCCATATAGTGATGAACCATCTGATTATAAATGTGGGCATATATTTGAATCAGATGAGGGGTATTTATTATGTCAACCAAACAATAGACTTTTTTGGAGGGATAGTAATTGGGTCACCAAATCACTACCTGAAGATTTAAAACAATTTAAAGTTGATACAGACTCAATATCGGTTGAAAATCAATCCGATAGATGGGTGACTGAAGATAGTAATTCATTTTACTACGATATCAAAGAAAAATAATGATTGGAATGGTTCTAATCTTCCTGATGGTGTTTATTATGGGGTTCTAACAATAATAAAGAATAATTCGCTTCAGAATATTCCTTTTATTGTTACAATTTTAGATAATGATTAAACCTGAATTGTTTTATGATTTCATCAAAAATTTCTATGTGATTGAGTATTGCAAGATAGAACCTTTAGTTATTGGTGGTATTAAAAGACAAATTTTTATCAGAGATGTTCATGAAGTGACGGGTTTTGATTCACGAATAATACCAATAACATCTAATAAAAATATTAACCCAATCTTTTTTTGGACTAAATTTTATCAGTTGACTGAGGTTGATATATTCCATAAAGAGATAAATGTAATACCTAACAGTATTGTTAAAATGTTCACACACACTCAGAGTTTGGATTTCTACAACTATCTCGCAGAATACGACCAACATGTCATAATACCATTAAATATGATTAAACATGAGTTTCCAGGTCTTTACCAATAATGATTTTCTTAAGATAGTTAAGAAAGTTAAACCAACTGTTGAATATAGTTTTGGAAAAAATAAAATTATATTTGAAGTGGAGTATAAAAATGTTGACGGATTGGAAAAAACATTGGTTGGAGTGTTAGTCGACTTTAAAAGAATTTCAGGTACAAAGAAAGTTCAGATAAAGGGAAATATAATGAACGAATGTATCACAAATGAATTTATGACTGTATCAAAATTGATTGGTATGGAGGATAAAAATATTATGTTTTTCTGTGATACTGAAAGATTCTATTGAATAGAATATTTATCATTATGGATTCTAAACAAAAAGAGGCTATATTAAAGTATTGGCAAAAAAATGGTCCGAGTCTTTTAGACTACAGACTTAGAAAAATTTATGGTTTAGACGAAAGCTCGGATTGGAATGAATTTCGAAAGATGTTAGTTGATTATCTTGGTGGAATATTTGAAGTCGACACTTTGGTAAAATCAAGAATGTCACAACCATTCACAGCTGATTGTGGTGGATACGATTTTGACTTCAAAGTAAAAGACTATGACTTGACTAATGATAACACACTTGAATTTCATGAGAGTGAACTATACATGATAGATGATATTCTTTGTGTTATTGACCCATCAGGTACTGCTACATTATTTGACGGAATTGAATATACTTTGTTTGACTTACAACACTTAACACCAGCTGAATTACAGAAAAAATATGGTGGTAATTTTGTGAGAGATAATGATGATTTGGATGTAATATTCTATGAGTTAATTGATTGTGTTAAAGAAACTTTATACCAAGAAATTACCCAAAAATATGGTGTAGAAATTGGTGGTGAGGTTGATATTGAGGAAGGTAAAAACCAAGAGTTCCAAAGTGGACTGAACGAAAATATCGGAAAGATTAAGAAAATTATGTTCACATAGTTGTCTCTATCGTTTCAACCTATTATCTTTACAAAAAAAAGTAATGTCAAAGGTTGAACAAATTAAAGAGAAGTACCCATCTATTCCTTCACGTACTATTAACAGTCTTGAAAAAAGTGATAAGACTGCAACAAAAAAGTACCTTGATTACATGTGTTTTTTATGGATTAGTTTACGTAATGCGAAACAGTGTGTTGAACTGGTGACTCAATTTGATTCACTATTACCTTACATTGAGAACAAAGACATATATAGTCCATTCTATAAAGACTTAATGAGTCTAAATAATACGATTAATCAGGCTATTATAACAAAGGAGGAAAAGAGTTTTGTTCGAGAAGAACATGTCAATGTTATATTCGAAAATGGAGATTATATGATTCTTATACCAAAGACACATAAAGGTTCTTTGAAGTACGGTGCAAGTACCAAATGGTGTACTGCATCTAAAAACCATCCGTCAACATTTACTAACTACTCAAATAGAGGATTGTTATTTTATGTTATTCGTAAAAAAGTGAAAGGTGACTTGTATGATAAAGTGGCTTTTTTTATAAACAAACAAAATTGTGTTTTTAGCGAAATAGAAGTCTTTAAGTCAAATGATAACCGTTCACAATTTAGAGATTTAATGGGTAGTTCGTGGGATTTTGAGGACATTCAGAATATTGTAACAACAATAAATTTGTACAGTCTCTATTATGAAAGATATGATAATGCAAAAAACAATATTGATAAATTTGTAAAACAAATAAGTAACATCAATACAAAAGACATCGAAAAATCATTTAAAATATTGGGTGAGTCGGATAATAATATTGGAAAATTGACTGAATCAATTAAAGATTTAACTGGGAAGATTTCCGAGTTAAAATTTACTTATTGAGATTCCAAACATCAATAACTTCAGTTTCAGTATTCTCGGTATTCCAAGTTAGGTTTGCACTTGCACTTTTATCTTCCAAGTCAAAAACTATGTTACCTTGTGAACCTTCATTGATTTCCCAACCACCGAAATCACTCAAAGCACGATATGCTAAATCATCCATTTTTGGGGTTAATGTAAATCTTTTATCATTATAGTCAGACCCTTCATCTTCAACATAACCACTGTCACCTCCACCTGAAAAATCTACGTAGAATGGTTGTTGGTAACCTTTTGAGATTAACTCTTCAAACTGAGTCATAACTTCTTCATCAATTTCTATAGAAGATGAACCTCCATCTTCTGTATCATATTCAGAATACTGTCCATAAGTGGTTATAGTCATTGTTGTTGGGTCAAATATCATTTCATAACCCTGATATTCACTTCCATTATCCGCTTCACCCTGAAAATCAGGTAATTGGTCCAAATATTTTTCTAAAAAGGGACTTATTTCAATTGGCATGTTGATGTAATTACCATTACATCTCATTTTATTTTGATAGTATGAGTTTCCGTCATATGAAAAATCAAATATTGCTTTTTCACATCCAATTGTTTTGATAAACTTAGAAAGTATCACTAGAAGTGTTTTGAGTTCTTTTTCCATAAAAATAAATATCAGTCAGTAAGTTTTATGTTCATTGTGCGTAACATCCACATTGGTTTTTTTTCACCCACTAAAGCATCAATCCATTCTTTAGCTGTTGGTATGTAGTTAAAACAATCTTCTTTTACATGTTGTTCACCGACATATCGTGTATAAACTATTTTACCATCAGAGTTTACAAATGATTGTCCGAATATCTTTTCCATCTCAAAGATTCCTTCCGAGTGATGTCTGAACATTCTATGGTTGGAATGACCTACCCAAGCTTTTGTCTCATCTAACCAATTGTGTAAGTGAATATAATCTTCCCACTTTCCTCCAAACTTTTTTACTGAGGACTTTGCGTGTATTTCAGGATGTGCCATATAAAAAAAATATCATATAAAATGGTATTTTAAAGATTTTCTTGAGTAATCTTTGGTGGTAACGGTGGATTTAATAAAAACTTGTTGTTAATCCAATTTCTTAATTCGTTTTCTACGAAAAATTCAGGAACCTCCATGTCGTCTGGCATTTGTGATGCTAAATCAGAAATATAATTGGCAAAATTTATCTTATATTTCTCACTCATTATAGTCATAAGACCGTCACTAATGAAGAATATTCTTGAGAAAGGGTCTGTGATATTTAACTCACCTTCTGTTAAATCAAAGGCTTTCATAATTGCTTTACCCCACCAAGTTTTATAACTTTGAGTCTCTGTTAGGGTAGGTCTAAGTATTTTGTTAAGTGCTCTTGCAGATGCTCCGATGAAACCTGCAATTGCAATCTGAGGTAAGAACCAGGGAATGAGCCTAAGAAATGCTTTGTAACTACCCTCACCAACATTCTTTAATAATCTTTCCTCTCTAGCATCCTCAACAATAGCTTTGAGTTGACCAAATGTAATCTTACCTTGAGCTTTACAGAATTTTTCAGAATCACAAATATTTTTTACTGTTGTCTTTGAAGGTTCAATTTGACTGTCTAAGTTCTCAATCTCATCCTCTAATATTTGTTTTATCAGGTCTTTCATGTTAAATAAATATTATGATAGGACGATATTTATATATGTGAATTATAAGAAACTAATTGAGAATGTATTGGGTTGGTTAGGATTTATAATCACATTGATAGGTATGTTAGGTGTTGCTCATTTCTTTCAATGAAGATATTCCCTCTTGAAGGGTAGTTTAGGACCGTTACGTTATGGTAACAAAAAAAAGGGGAGGTTCGCTACCATCCCCTTTTCCTTTTTATATGTTTCTCCCTTGTATTACTTTAACCAAGTATAATACTCTTTAAAGTGTTTAATTCTATCGGTAAGTCCAATAGTACCACCGTTAACTCTTTTTGTAACTGCGGTTACGGTAGCGTCGTCAGCACCTTTATCTGCGATAGCATTCAATCCATTCTTTGAGAAGAACCAAGCAGCTGATGCTAATGGGTATTTAGTTGAAACCAAATCGGGGTTCGATACCGTGTCTTCATTGATTGATTTAGCGAACGCTGCGTAGTTAGCTTTACCCGTTAATTGAATATAACCACGACCTCTGAACTTATAACCTTCTTTAGTTGATTCATCACCGTTACCCATTCTACCACCATAAACTTTAGAGGCAATCTTTTCAGGGTTTCTTGCGTATGATTCTGATAAGTTACCAGGGAAATACTTTGGGAATATCTTTTTAAGACCATCTGCCGAATAGTTCAAGTTTTCTTGTGTTGCTTTGAAGTTACCTGACTCGTGACCACACTGTGCTAAAAAGTGAGCCAAACGAAGTGGTGTATTAATTTGGAATTTTTCCATAACCTCAGGGATTTGTGAGATAACAGTATCGGGTACATGACCTTTCAACTTTGATAAATCAATTGGTCCACCCTTTGGTAAAACAACTTCTTCTTTGATTTGTTGTGGTTCACCTGCGAACATCTTCGACCAAGTACCATCACCAACAATTCCGTCGGCAGTTAATCCGTTAGCTTGTTGCCAAGTCTTAACAGCTTTTTCTGTGCCGGGTCCGAACACACCGTCAGCACCCAATCCTAATTTTGCTTGGAGTTTTTTTACTTCCTCTCCTTTGGAACCTACTTTTAGTAACATGTTTTTTTATGATTT